CTGTGGAATCAAAGCCCTCTGCATCGCCTGTTCCCAGCGCACCAGCCACGGCTCAAGGGTGTATTTCACAAATTCAAGTGACTGCTGCTCAATATTAGAAAAGCTCGACTTCTCAAGGTCGCCCACCATATGCGGCGGCACCCTGAAAATTCGGGCTATCTCATTGATCTGGAATTTTCTTGTTTCTAAAAACTGTGCCTCATTCGGAGAAATGGAAATGGGCGTATACTTCATACCCTCTTCCAAAACTGCGATTTTATGTGCATTGGAACTGCCGCCGAACCCTGCGTTCCAGCTTTCACGCACCTTGTCAGGCTCTTTCACCGTCCCCGGATATTCCAGTATGCCGCTTGGAGTGGCTCCGTTTGCATAAAATTTACTGCCATATTCTTCGGCAGCAATGGCAAGACCGATGGCGTTTTTTGCCATAGCGATAGGGGAATAGCCAACCAGCCCGTCAAAACCAAGTCCGGGGATATGCAGCACATCATAAGGTGAAAGCCTTACCGTGCCGTCTTTCAGCGTTTTTGCATCGTCACTGCTGACCATATATTCATAATACAGCCGTCCTTTTTCATCTCTGCCCACCGTCATTCGGTCGGGCATCAGCGGGTACAGCCCCACAACCTCACCCTTGCCGTTGCGGATAATCTGCGAATAGGCATTACCCCATAAAAGCAGGTGCGTCATAAGCGTTTCCCGAAACACGAAGGAAGTCATCTCCGTGTTAGGCTCATCATGCAACAAAAAATACAGCGGATTATCTACAGCCTTTTCCTTGCTGCCCTTGTCTGTATACTGGTATAAATGCAGAGGCAGGCCGGCAACCGCCTCAGACAGGATACGGACGCAGGAATACACTGCCGTCATCTGCATGGCGGAGCGTTCATTGACACGCTTGCCCGATGTTGAACTGCCCATGAAAAAACGGTACGCAGAACCACTTGTGCTGTTCCTGGGTGCGTCCCTTGAACGAAACAGACCGTTTAAAAATCCCATATCTTCTCACCATCCTTTACAAAAATAAAATTCCCCTGTGGTCATACACGCTTTCCGTCACGACATTTCCGCACCTTATCGCACGGTCAAGCCCCATGATTGTGGCAACAGCCCCGTCTATCTTTTCTGTAGATTTTTCCTTATCTGCTTTGATGTTTCCTGCAGGGTCGGTTCTGATGAAGATATTGTCCATCATCCATCGCAGGACAGGGTGGCCGCCGTGTGCGATCTTCTGTTCAAGCACCAGCTTCATAAGCTCCTTTGTAGGAGGACTCATATCCTTAAATCCCTGCCCGAACGGAACAACGGTAAATCCCATATTTTCGAGATTCTGCACCATCTGGACAGCGCCCCAGCGGTCAAAAGCAATCTCACGGATATTGAAACGCTCACCGAGCCGTTCAATGAATTTCTCGATATAGCCGTAATGCACCACATTTCCCTCTGTGGTCTGCAAAAATCCCTGCCGTTCCCAGACATCATAAGGCACATGGTCACGACGGACACGCAGCTCAAGGGTATCTTCGGGTATCCAGAAATATGGCAGGACCATATATTTATCATCTTCATCAAGCGGCGGAAAGACAAGCACAAACGCTGTAATATCCGTAGTTGACGAAAGGTCAAGGCCGCCATAACATACACGCCCTTCCAGATCATCTTCCCGGACAGGGAACGCACAGCCGTCCCATTTATCCATCGGCATCCAGCGGACTGCCTGTTTCACCCACTGGTTCAGCCTTAACTGCCTGAATGAATTTTCCTCGCCGGGATTCTGCTTTGCCGATTCACAGGCGGCTTTGACTTTGTCAATCCCGACCGTAATGCCGAGAGACGGATTTGCTTTCTTCCACACCTTTGGGTCAGTCCAGTCGTCACCCTCATCCGCACCGTAAATCACGGGATAAAATGTCGGGTCAATCTTTCTGCCCTCTAAAATATCCTTTGCCTTCTGGTGTGTTTCATAACAGATGCTGTTAGTATCCGTACCTGCCGTAGTGATCAGGAAGTAGAGCGGCTGCATCCTGGCATCGCCTGAACCTTTAGTCATGACATCAAACAGTTTTCTGTTTGGTTGTGTATGGAGCTCATCAAAGACAACGCCGTGGATATTAAATCCGTGCTTGGAGTAAGCCTCTGCTGACAGCACCTGGTAAAAGGAGTTTGTCGGCAGATACACGATCCTTTTCTGTGAAGCGAGAATTTTGACACGCTTATTTAAAGCAGGACACATCCGCACCATATCCGCAGCAACGTCAAATACGATAGTTGCCTGCTGACGGTCGGCGGCACAGCCGTAAACCTCGGCACGTTCCTCACCATCCCCACAGCAAAGCAGAAGAGCGACCGCCGCAGCAAGTTCCGATTTTCCCATTTTCTTCGGTATCTCCACATATGCCGTATTAAACTGCCGGTAGCCGTTTGGTTTCAGCGTTCCGAAAAGGTCACGGATTATCTGTTCCTGCCAGTCGATCAGTTCAAAGGGCTTTCCCGCCCACGTGCCTTTGGTGTGGCAGAGGCTCTCTATGAACATCACGGCAAAATCGGCGGCATCGGAATCATAGCGGCTGTCCTTTGCCTTGAATTTTGTCGGCCTGTATTTTTTCAATTTTCGCAAACTCCCACCTCCGTCCGGGCATAAAAAACAGCCTGCCAGTGGCAAGCCGGAATCTGTCTGTACAAGATACAGAGCCTTGCGGCTCCGCACCAGGAATTATTTATTTTGCAACCTGCTCCATGCACCATGCAATGGCATGACCGTTGTCAGTAAATGTCTGTTCTGCACCGCCGATGTGGTTCAGGCGGCATTCTATGTCACCAAGTCCCGTTTCTTTCGGCGTTTCCACAAACTCGTAAATATCGGCTGTGAACCCGCCTTTGTAACAGGCATCCGTAACCAGGACGTGATCCCCGAATTTCAATACGCTGCCGTAAGTGGCGCTGACTTTCATCTGCAGTTTTTCAATCGTTGTGAATTCTTTCATTGCTGTTTCCTCCGTTTTTGGTATTTTTCCTTCGGGATAAGGAGCCTTGCAGCTCCCATGCACTTATCCGATGCTGAAAAGGTAACCGTGTGCCTTTTCATATTCACCTGAACCAAATGCCTTATGCGGGCTGTTGATCTCCACCAGCCCCTCCAGCCTGCAGCCGTTCTGCGTGAAAAGCCATGCAGTGTCAACCGCACCGCTCCAGCCGGAGGAAAAGGTGAAATGGGTTATGCCGTTCTCCCGGAGGGCGGCAACCATGCCGGCAACATCCTTATCCCAGACCACTTCGTTGAAGTCGATGTATTCGTTCCCGCAGTCGTGCGCTTCTTCATAAAGCCGGTAAATCCGGACGCTGCTTTCACCCACCGTGCCGATGCCGTCCATCAGTAAATTGTAGGCATCCCTTGCAGCCTGCATTCCTGCTTCGTTCCCCGCGTCTTTCGCTGCGTTGTACTGCTTTTTCAGTTCCTGTACCTGTGCGTATGTTTCTGCAAAAATATTCTTTTTCATGGTGTATGCCTCCGTTTTTCTAAGCCTGCGGCTTTGTTTTCCCTTTCGGTAGTACACATATTACCGTCAGTCAAAAAATATAGCAATACGATTACTACACAATCATTCCGCCGGGTATTTGTGTACTTTACGGCTGCATGAAACGGTGGATTGTTTCCAGTATCTGCTCCTGCTCATCTGCTTTCACGCCTATGCTTTCAAGAGACTCACGGGTTCCACAGTCCGGGCATATAAGGGTACTGTTATCCGTCCTTGAAAGGGCAGGAACACCGCTGTATATCTTCCCGCACTTCGGGCAGGTCTTAATCCTTATCTCATTATTTTTCATTGCAGTACCTCCTGCTGTCCGCCACAGCTTCAAGTAAAATCTTCTCATCAAATCCAAAATTCCGATACCCCTCAAGGCAGGTGCGGACATAATATCCGCTTGGAATGCCGTGCGGTCTGTCCTCGTGCATGATATAAACATAAACCTTACGGTTTCTGATCTTGCCTGACCGTATCCCCTTGATGGGCAGCTTCATCTCTGCCTTGTAATAAAAGGCGGGGAATCCCTCGTAACGGTCAAGGGCTGCTTCATCCTCTTCCGTGGTTTCCCATACAGCAACAGGCACGCTCACACCTTCTTTTGGTTCGATGGTAAGGTAAGAACCCGTCCTGCTGCCCTTGAAAAGCAATCCGTAACCTGGGATTTCAGCCGTGCCGATGATCCTTGCCGAAGGGCAGCGCATCCGCATCTGCCTGATGTTCAGGTTGCTGCCATAAGCGATATAATATCTTTTTTCCATAATGGTATCCGTCCTTTCCGAAGGGATCACCCTTCTACCACCTTAAGACCGCCGAAGCGGTCAGGAAAGTGGCAGGAGGCTAATCCCTGCGGGTCTCGGCTTCCGCCTCGGTCGGTGCTTCTGCTTCGCAGAGGTCGCCACTGGCGACTCGCACCCTTCAAGCGGCCCTGCCGTTGCGGAAAGCGGTGTCGCCTGCAAGCCTTTTTGTCAGAATCTCCCTTGCCGTTTTGAACTCGTCACCGATAAATCCCAGTCGGAGCAGCCAGGTTCTCATTGCATATTTCGGATTCTCCTTCTGCTGTTCCTTCGGTGATGCTGTCCTCACTTCCTTTGCCATCTGGCTGAGTGCGAGGCAGAGCTGGATGTAAGCCTTTAACTGTCCTGCATGGAGCCCGTTTTTCCTGCCGTCCGCAGGTGCGTCAAACTGGAATAACCTTTATGTCATGAGTTTTCATATTCCAGAAGATTTTATAAATCACCTATAAACAGGCAGTTTTCTTAAAATCTCCTGGAATAAATTTTGACGTTTTAAGTATCAGCACAGGAAAGCAGGCATTGCCTCATCATCCTCTGCTGGATTTTCCGCATCCTCAATTGAAACACTTTCATCCTTGACATGAGCCCAGAATGAGTTATTCCATTTGATGATTTCCTCATCAAGGGCAGGCTGGGTGTATTCGGCATAGATCTGAGTGGTAGTGATATTGATGTGCCCCAAAAATACTTGAATAACACTCAATGGCACACCAGAGGACAGCATACACATCGCAGTTGTATGTCTCATGCTGTGCGGAGTATATGCCTTCTCTTTGAATAATGAAGGATTTTCCTTCTTGGCTATGGAAACATATTTTTTATAGATTTCCTCAATGCAGCTTACGCTCATCTGAGGATGGTTCTGTGTGCAAAACACATAAGCTTCCGGGATACCGAGAATTCTTCTTGATCTCATATATTTTGTAAGGATACGAGCAATCTCAGCACTTACTATGACTCGCCTGCTCTTGTTTCCTTTTCCATGCAATGTGATTTTGGCACGCCCCTCTTCAACAAACAGGACATCAGAAACCTTGAGGTCACAGATTTCCTGTCCTCGGGCACCTGTTGTAAGCATTAAAGGCAGCAATACGGAATCTCTTCTGCCACTAATTGTGTTTAACTTAGGAAGGCTTATCAGTATTTTTGCCTCCGGTATCGTAAAATACGCACGTTTACTTCCCTTCCCCCTCTTTGCGGGTACTTTGCGGATCATATTCGAAAACCTTGCAGATGCCTCAAAATTATGCGGTTCAGCGTATTTTGCAAATGATTTTAGCGCCGCCAGCCGTGAATTCCTTGTTGCCACACTATTGTTGCGATCCGTTTCCAGCCAATCCAGAAAGCCCTCTATCAGTTCCTTGTCGAGAAGGGCAAATGTAATGCGACGCGGTGCAAGATTCAATTTTTCACGGACATATAAAATAAGCAGGCGAAACGTTACTGTATATGAATCTTTTGTGTTTTGACTCAGCCCCATCGCGCTCGTAATATATACAGTTAAAAAAGTTTCCAGCATTGACAGGAATATTCCTTCTTTTTGCTCAGCGTTAATTTTGGCCATTTTTAATCCTCCCTATCAGGCATCCCAGTCCGTGTCATCACGGAATACTGGGCAGTCATAGATGGTCTGGATGGAATCTTCGAATTGTTCCGATTCTTCCGAGACCATTTCTGCAGTAAACTTGAGATATTTCTGGGTTTCATCTATGTCTCTATGCCCCATATACGTAGATAAATATGGGATATAGTCTGCTTCATGAAGCCCCAGACGGTTTAGCTGCCTGAGAGAGTTACAGCCAAATGTATGTCGAATACAGTGGACGCAGGCTCCACGTGCATATCGCTGGAGGTGATCATTGCTTATTCCAGCCAGTTTCAGAAGACTACGGAAATGCTGTGCAAAATAGGTATGGTTGAGAGGTTCGCTCTCATCCCTTCCTGGAAAAAGATAAGCATTCGGCGTTTTGGTGACATTCATTGCCTTGCAGTAAGCCCCAAGCATCTGACGAAGGTCTTCCGTAACAGGAACGAGGCGTTCTTTTTTCCCCTTTGTGCGCCGCATCACCATAATGCCGTTTTCCAGATCGACATCCTTCATCTGAAGTTCCAAAGTTTCGGTAATTCGTGTGCCACAGCCGATGAGGATTCTAAGAACCATTGGAATTTCATAGTGGCACCAAGGATATGGTTGGATGGGCTGCATGTTGTCTGCAAAAGCAACGATCATACTCAATTCGCTATCACTATAGATATATGGCTGATAACCATCCCTGGTCTTGCCAGATGATGATGGCATTTGAGAATTGATCCCGAAGGCGCGGGCTACAAGGAGGGCCTGCCTTACTGCAGTTTCATAGGTTGATATGCTGCCGTCTGATAAATGGCTTATTTCCTTCTTCCATTCAAAGAGCATATCCTCCGTGATATCCGAGCCATCATAGTTGATGCTGTCAAGAAAGTGGTCAAATGAACTCAGGGCATATTTATACCTTGTCAACGATCCGTCAGCCATGCTTACAGAACACTTGTCCCAGTATGTGTAAAATACGCTTTTCAAAGTACTTTTAAATTCAGGAGATGTTACCGCCACGATGTATCACCTCCTAAGAAAGCTGCAAAGGACGAACCTTTTGTAATACCAGGAGGGCTGATGGCACATCTCCGCAGGGATTCAACATCCACACGGGCATAGTGCTGGATAGCATTTTCACTTGCATGTCCCAATGATTTGCGGACAAGTGAATATGGCACGCCACTGTTAACCTTGTGTGTAGCTCCAGATGAGCGCAGTGAACGGCCGCCACTCGCCCGTCCATTGCCATCTATGCCGCTTCGTTCAAATGCCTTATGAATAATGGCATAAACGGTACTATCAACGATTCTTACGCAGGGCGCATTTATCCGTAGGAATATATATGGCTCATCTGATTCTGGCCGGGCATTTTCAATGTAATCAGTCAGTGCTTCTTTTACTTCGGGCAAAAGTGGAAGCTCCAGGTACACCTCAGTCTTCTTTTGACAAATGTGCAGTGAATCGTTGTCAAAGTCCACAGAGTCAAAGACAAGCCCGGCAATATCACTGTTCCGCAAACTGAGTCGCGAGGCGATGAGGATAATCGCATAATCTCTCTTTCCTGCAGGCGTTGTTCGGTCAATGGATGCTTCTAATTGAAGAATTTCTTCTTTTGAATATACATCTGGCAGCCGTAATTCATTAGTATTTTTTGGAACCAGAGAAGAATAGTCGTAATCAGTCCGGCCGGTATCAGCCAAGAAAGATAAGAACCTGCGATAGTTGCTCCAACAACCGCTATCAACCTTTTCTCTGGAAGCCTGAAGTACCAGCTCCGGGGTCAAATCCGCTAAAGAGTCACAGCCGCACATATGCAGGTTGGTCAGGAAATACCGGGTGTAGCGCTTTTTATGCATAATGGTCTGTTTTTTATTCCCATTCTGCACACAGGCACCGATATAGTCGTTATATACCGGAAGATATGCTTCCGGAACGGAAGGAGCAATGGGCGGTGCTTTGCGTAGGATCCTTTTATTTTCTACTATACAGTCCAGAACATAAATAAGACGATCCTCGGACTTACAGCACTTAACGCTTTGCTTGCGGAGCTGCAGATATTTTGAACCGACATAGGGTGAATACTCTGTTATTCCGGCATTTTTCATTGCTGTTTGAAGCATTGCCCAGTCATTGACTGTGTTCTTCCAAGTTGATTCTGTATAGCCAACTGTTTGTGCAAAAGAGAAGTATTTCTCTTTGAGCACTGCGACTTCCATACATGGGGAGTCGCTGGGAGGGGAAAAACCATCCCCAAAAGAAACTGCTTTTCTCATATGGTTACTCCTTTCATCTGATGAGATTTTAACGATTCTATAATATCATCGTCATAGATGAAAGAAGTGAAAGCAGTGCTAATTATTCCAGATGTTTTTATGAAAAGGTTGTATTTACAGTACTTTTGAAAAATCTTCTGGAATATGAAAACTCATGACATAACGGCTCTTATCCCAGTTCTGACATAAGAGCCTGAATTCGATTGTCCCGTGCGTAAAGGTTGCGTGGTAGTTGAGCATATGGTATCTGCTGTCGTTGTAATGGTGGCACCTGCCATAATCCGCACCGTTGGAGGTATACCAGATATCCGCAAGCTGTGCCATTGTCTTAGGCTTTTTCTTATTGAGCTGCTCTAAAAATCTTGGGTCGACCGTCCTGCAGTAGCGGTTCATCCTGCCCCTGTCGAGGTTCAGGGCATCCGCTAAAAGGCTTTCGTGGCCTGCCATGATGTTTGCAAGGTTTCTGAGCGTCTGCGGTGTGTGTCCGTTTGCCCCGATGTGGCAGTGGATTCCGCAGCCCCTTGTCGCATCACTCTTTGCACCTGCGTGTCTGAGCTGTCTGATAAGCTCCTGCAGAAGTTCTATGTCGGAGTAGGTGAGGATCGGGGTTACCAGTTCGCATTTTTCATTGTCAGGTCCCGCAATGCTTACATCCTTCTGGAATTTCCACTCCCTGCCGTCTGCATCCCAGGCTGACCAGGTGCTGTAGCCGTTCCTTCCTGCTGTGTTTTCGTATCTGCCTGTGCCAAAGAACTTAGCCGCAAGCCTCGCCGCCTTATCCCTTGCAATGTTATTCATCTCAACCTCGACCCCGATGGTCTGCTTTTTCATTTCCTCAACCTGTCTTAAAACCTTATCGTTCATGGTGTGTACCTCCGTCTGATTTTTCTTTGTTTTCCCTTTCGGTGTACACATATTAGCGTCTGTCCGGGCATATAGCAATACGATTACTACACAATCATTTCTACAATATCTTGTGTATATTTGTGCCGGATACAGCTAAATCCTGCGTATTTTATCTTCCCCGAAAATCACATGGAGATGGCTGCCATTATCCCACTCAACCATGACCGAAGCCGTGTCATCAACACCCGTTACGGTTCCTTTTGTTCCGGTTGGCGGAGCCTGGCAGTCGTCCATTTTCAGGAGCTCCACCCTCGTGCCGGCAGGATACTTTTTACGCACCTGCTCCACAATTTCTTTACTCGGAAATTTCATCTGGATCTGCCTCCTTTTTTGCGCCGCTTTTAAATGCACTGCTGCCTTTCAGGTTTCTCAGCAGGATTTTCCTGTCTGCCTTGTACTCCTCTCCGATAAATCCCAGGCGGAGCAGGAAGCACCGGAAAGCGTATTTTTCATT